TCTGATTATGGCAGCGGCTTATCTGAAAAAGCATAAAGACGCTGTACTCTTGTTCTATGATTCAGAGTTTGGTTCACCTCAAGCTTATTTCGAACAATATGACATTGATACATCGCGTGTTCTTCATACACCAATTACAAATGTAGAAGAACTCAAATTTGATTTGATTGGTCAATTAGAAAATATCGAACGTAAAGACAAAGTCGTAATCATGATTGATTCTGTTGGTAACCTTGCTTCTAAAAAAGAACTTGAAGATGCTATCAACGAAAAGTCTGTTGCAGATATGTCACGAGCAAAAGCACTCAAAGGTTTGTTCCGTATGACAACACCTTATTTGAATATGCGTGATATTCCACTGATTGCAGTTAACCATACATATATGGAAATCGGTCTATTCCCGAAAGCTGTAGTATCTGGTGGTACTGGTATCTACTATAGTGCCGACAACATCTGGATTATTGGTCGTAGACAAAACAAGACTGGTACTGAAGTGACTGGTTATGACTTTGTGATCAAGGTGGACAAGTCACGTTACACCAAAGAACAGTCCAAGATTCCTATCAGTGTATCATGGGACGGTGGTGTTCAGAAGTGGTCAGGTCTATTGGATGTGGCTCTCGCTGGTGGATATGTTGTCAAACCAAGTAATGGTTGGTACTCACGAAATGGTGAGGACAAGAAGTTCCGACAGAAGGAAACGCTCGAGGAAGATTTTTGGACACCGATCTTTGCGAACACCGACTTCAAAGATTTTCTCAAGAAACAATTCCAAATAGGGTTGCCATCTGAGGTAGAATTTGATATAATGGTCGAAGGCGATGCGTGATATAGATATTGATAAAATTAGTGAGGGGATTGACTATGAGTTAGTCCCCGCTAACGCTGACAACGAACAGGCATGGGATGTACGTATCCTTACTGGAGATTTCGTAGAGTCAGTTATTCGTTATGGTAATGTAAGTTTTGACGGTGCAGAAAAATGTTTGAAGTTCAACTTCAGAATTATGTCTTCACCCGATCCAGAACTCAGTACCACATTTGTTCCGTTACAGGAACACGCAGCTGACATCCTTGAGGATATTTTAGAGCGGTCATATGCTCAAGGTACATTAACTACTGCTGAGATGGATGATACTTATGGAGATAAATTTAGAACAAACGATTCTACGGAATCTACTGACTAACGATCAGTACATGAGAAAGGTTGCGGCCTTTCTCGAACCCGATTACTTCGAAGGAGTATATAAGGGACTATTCAAAGAGTTGACTTTGTTCATTGCAAAGTACAACAAACTTCCTACAATGGAAGCATTCAAGATTGAGGTAGATCAAGGCGATAGATTGAACGATGAAGTATATCGTCACGCCATGGAAATCCTACCTAATATATTTGATAAGAAAGATGAGAACCTAGACTGGTTGATCGATACTACCGAGAAGTGGTGTCAGGATCGTGCGGTCTATAATGCCGTGATGGAATCGATTACCATCATTGACGGTAAACACAAAGAGTTATCCAAGAATGCGATTCCCGATGTTCTGAGTAAGGCACTGGGTGTTTCGTTTGATACCAACGTAGGTCACGATTACTTAGAAAATGTTGAGGAACGTTTTGCGTTCTATCATGAACAAGAAGAACGTCTACCGTTTGACCTAGAGTATTTCAATGCGATCACCAAAGGTGGATTACCTAACAAGACACTGAACATTGCCCTCGCTGGTACTGGTGTTGGTAAATCATTGTACATGTGTCACGTAGCAGGAGCTGCTCTATCTGCTGGTAAGAATGCATTGTACATTACTATGGAGATGGCAGAAGAAAGAATCGCAGAACGTATTGATGCAAACTTGATGGACGTGGCAATTGATCAGTTAGAAAACTTATCTAAACCTATGTTCACTGATCGTGTCAAGGCAATCTCTGAGAAGACCAACGGTAAACTGATTATCAAGGAATATCCTACTGGTCAGGCACATGCGAATCATTTCCGTGCATTGTTGAATGAGTTGAAACTCAAGAAGAACTTTGTACCAGATATCGTGTTTATCGATTATCTAAATATTTGTGCATCGTCTAG